CCGCTTACGGAACACTCATGGACGACTGATGTCAGCAGCCGGCAGGGCGGGAGTATTGCCTCCTGTTCCTCAATCTGCAGAAAAGGCCGTGCCAGAAAGCGCCGATCTTACGGGCATCGTGGCCGACATCGAGGGGTTGTGCGAGTTCCTGCTTCAAGACTGCTGCGAAGTCGAAAAGATCGCCTGATCGAAAGGTTGTGTTATGAAAGAGTTTTTCGGAGTCGATGAGTCGAGTGGACTGACCTACTACACCGAGCAGGTGGACGACCTGACGACCATCCGGAGCGAACAAGACGTTGAACCTGTTATCGAGCTTGCAAAGATCGAACGGGATCACGGTCTGAGGGATGAGAAAGGCATTGCAGGTCACATAAGGCATTACTGCTACTTACCGGCTTCGATCATGCTGGAACTCTACAAGAAGGGTATCAACATGATGAACCCGAGAGAATCTGACTGGAAGCAGTTTTTCAAGGAAATGGAAACGAACTACCCGAAATTCAAGACTACGGAAATGAAGGCATGGAGACCGCACTAAAACGGGCTGCTTATCTCACTTCCCAAAAGGAGTGGGACGAAGCGATGGATTTGCTCGATCAGGTATTGATGATCGACCCCAATCATGCAAAAGCGTTGATCATGGCCACGCACATCCTGGACAAGGCTAGACGCTGGCCGGCTGCGTATCAGTACGCCCAGAGAGCGGTTGCACTGGCCCCTCTGGATTCTTCATCGTGGCAGAACCTGGGGAGACTGTCGGAGGAGCTGTACCAGCTTGAGGATGCTGAACGCTGCTACAAAAAGGCCATGCAGCTCTCCCGTAAACCCCGTGTTCTGGCAATGAATTTGAACAATCTTTCCTCTTACTACAACACGGTAGGGAACTCGAAAGAAGCAGAGAGGATAGCTTTAGCGACTCTGGAAATAGAACCCGACAATCAGAAAGCTCATGGAAACCTGGGTATAGCTCAACTTGCCCAGAAGAAATGGCGGGATGGATGGATCAACTACGGATTCATTCTCGGGAGTGAGTATCGAAAGATTCTCAAGTACCGGGACGAACCGGAGTGGGACGGAACCCCAGGTAAGACGGTTGTTGTGTATGGGGAACAGGGTTTGGGAGACGAGATTTCCTTTGCTTCGATGATTCCGGACGCTTTGAAGCTTTGCTCGAAGCTGATTCTTGACTGTGATTCTCGTCTGGAAACGCTGTTCAGAAGGAGCTTTCCCCAGGCGAAGGTGTACGGGACTCGTTGGGAGAAACAAGCAGTCTGGGCCGATGAGGATCAGAAGCCGGACTACTCAATTTCTATCGGGCAGTTGGGGAAGATACTGAGAAACAAGGCCGAGGACTTCAGTGGAGACCCGTACCTCGTCCCCCCGTACGAGCGCCACATCATGTGGAACGAGTATTTCAAGACCAAGCATAAACCCATCATCGGAATAGCCTGGTCTGGAGGTCTCTCATGGACTGCTGAAAGGTTCCGTAGATGGAAGCTTGAAGAACTCCAACCCCTGTTCGATTCCGTAGACGCTCATTGGGTAAGTCTCCAGTACAAGGATGTCTCCGAGGAAATCAGAGACTTCAAAGGGGCTCAGATACATGAGTACCCGTTCGTCACCCAGAACAAGAACTACGACGAAACTGCTGGCCTTGTTTCGGCATGCGACATGGTTATTTGCATGCAAACTTCGGTAGGCCACCTGGCTGCAGCTTTGGGAATTCCAACGTGGGTGTTTGTGAACAACCTGTCCCAGTGGAGATATGGAGGGGTTGAAGAAACCATCCCCTGGTACAAGTCCATGACCGTCTGGAGGCAGGACTCGAATAAACGTTGGCCGATTGAGGAAGCTGCCCGAGTGCTCAAACTCAGATACTCAGTACCGAAACTGGCGAGGGCGTAATGTCATTAGACACATTAGCGAACCTGAAACTGGCTATCACGGAGCGTCTGGATATTGGTTCAGCGATTTCCAATACTCAACTGGATGACGTAATCCGTTTCGCCGAAAACAAGGTATTGAAGAAGCTTCGAGTGCGAGATATGGAAAGCACGTTAGCTTCTACCATCGCGGCGGATGGAACATCTGCTGTTCCTACAGGGTATCTCGACTTGAAGTATGCCTACATCAATACCTCTCCAATTCGGAAGCTTGAAAGAAAAGCTCCAGAGTGGATTTACGAGAAATACCCTGCAAGAGCCTTGGGGCAGGAGAAATTCATCGCCCGTGAAGCATCTAGTTTCATCTTCGGAGACGCTGGAACTCCGGGGAGGATAGTGAAGGGAATCTACTACGCCTCTCCAACAGCGATGACTGCGACTATTAATAGTCTTTTCACGGCTTATCCCGAAGTCTATTTCTTCGCCGCTCTTTCAGAGTGTGAATCCTTCATCGGTCGAGACGACCGTATAAACCTGTGGGAGTCGAAGTACCAGCAGGTTCTGAATCTTGCGAACCAGCAGGACAAGGACGAAGGTTTCGGAGGAGGGCCGATTTCGGCCACTACAAGCTGATGCCAACGGTAAGAATTCCCCTTGTAGGCTCGCTGATTAACCGGAACGTTAATCCGAATTCGTTTGCGACGAAGGATCAGTTTTTTGTCAACTGCTATCCCGAGGTGGTCTCAAATGCCATCACTGGACAATCGAAGTCGTTTCTCAACAAGAGACCCGGCTCTTTTGGAAGCTCAGCGTTGTCAGGTGTTGTTGCTGGTACTTTTGCCTCGTGTGTATGGACTGGTTATACCGCCTCTACATCTCCAATAATTTTGGCATTTCAGGAGACTGGATTAACAGCAACTAGCGTTTGGCTACTGGATGGAGTAGATGGAACGCAAGTTGGTGGGGATATATCAACCACGCTTCATTGTCTGTCACTGACAGAAACATCTATTAGCGGCGTTGCTACATTAGTAGGGATTTTTACTGACAGTACTACTGGTTTAAGAGAGGCATGGTTTTTCCCTCAGGGTGGTGCGTGGACCCAAATAACAGATGCAGACTTTCCGCCTATTCTTGGTACGCCAGAACCTTTAATTGGCGCTCCAGTTCACCTTAACGGTCGAATGTATGTAATGACGACCAACGGTAAAATTTGGAATTCAGACATTAATAGTCTCGCAAACTGGACTGCATCAGCTTTCAATACCGCGCAGTCCTATCCTGACGGTGGATGTGGATTGGGAAGATACAAGGACTTGATCGTTGCATTTGGAAAAAGCAGTATCGAGTTCTTTCAGGACGTAGGACTTACTCCATCTCCTATTATTTCAATCGGTAATTCTATAAATAGAATTGGTGCTGTATCTCCTTCAACAACATCTGCACAAACAGTTTTTCAGACAGGGAACACCATCTATTTTATAGGAGTAAATTCAGAAACAGGCCAAAAAGGATTTTACAGAATAAATGGTTTTATTGCAGAAAAAGTTTCTAACCCAGCAATAGATAAACTAATAAATCTAGCCACAATAACTGGCATAACAGGGTCATTCACAACACATGGTGTTGCACACATTTTAATGTACACGGCGATAGGGGCAGCAAAAAAACATTGTTACTGCATAGACACAAATACATGGTGGATATTGACAGTTGCAGGAGACATCACTCCTATGGCAATAGTGGGCAGTTTGGGTGTATCTGCATTCAATGTTTCGTCTGACGCGAAAATATATTCAATATACCCTACTAATCCATTGTACCAAGACGCTGGCGTTGCCTATACCCAAACCATTCAACTCGAAAACATGGACATGGGCACCCAGAACCGGAAGATTTGGAAACGCATCAGGCCGATTTGCGACCCACAGACGACTATCTCAAATCTGAGCATTTCGTACTCAGATGACGACCACGCTACTTACTCAACTGCGAGAAACATTGATCTAGGAATACCGGCAGAGGTGGCGCGTGGTCTCTTGAGGCTGGGCACATCTCGCAGGCGTTCGTGGAAGCTGGAGCACAACGCCAATGGGCCGAACAGAATGGAAAGTATTGAAATCGAATACGAGGTGTGCTCGTTATGATCGAGCCAACAACATGGGAACAGTTACTGCACTTCGTAAACAGGGGGGGCTTTGCGTGG